TTGGCTCACACAACACCAAAAGATGTAGTTTATGCCATACAAAGTCAACAGCTGCGGGATATACAAAATTGTTAATACGGCTACCAATCAATGTTATGTTGGACAGTCCCAATACATGGAAAAACGCATACGGGAACATTTCCGGCTTTTGCGGGGAAACAAGCACAGCAATACGCATCTGCAGCATGCATACAACAAGTACGGGGCAGCCAGTTTTTATGGCGCGATTGAAGTGCAGTGCGCCAACTTAGATGAATTAGACATGTTGGAAGAGGCTTTTATAAGTGGCGAGGCCTACTTTACTGAGCCAGTCGTCTACAACATTGCAGATTTTGCAAAAGCGCCGATGCGCGGAAAATCTCACACGGAGACGGTGCGTGAGCGCATCCGGCTGGGGCGGCGTGCTGCCACATTTGATTACCAGAGTGACGAATACCGCAAAACGCTTAGCGAGGCACAGATGGCACGGCGTCATGCGGACCCGAAATTTGTTGCAAAGATAGAGTACATCATCAACAATTCGGGCATGTCTTACGCAGCGCGGGCAAGGGCTCTGGGCGCAGACACAAGCTCTGTTCGCAGGCTTGCCCTCAAGTACAATCACCTGAAAGGAAATTAACATGGCTTCCACACAATTCAACGGCCCAGTTCGCTCGCAGAACGGCTTCCAATCTGTCACCGTCAGCCCCACTACCGGCGCTGTCACTGTTGACGCTACGTTTGGCGCTACCACCAGCGTGACCGACCTGACAGCTACCGACCTGACAGCTACCAACCTGACAGCTACCAACCTGGTTTTCACTGACCAGAACCACCCCACTACCGCCGCGATCAACGCGACTGCCACTGCCACTGCAGCCCAGGTCATCACCGGCTACATCACTTCCACCTCGGCAGCCGCCACCACCATCACCTTGCCTACTGGCACTTTGCTGGGCGCGGCTCTGGGCGCAACTCGCGGCACCGTGATGGACCTGTACATTGACAACACCGCTGGTGCAAACACCGTGACCATTGCCGTAGCAGTCAACGGCATTTTGTCCACAGCCGCTGCGGACACCGCTGGCAGCTTTGGCGACTTGACAGTGGCCGCTGGCGCAACAGGTTTGGCACGCTACACGCTGATGTTCTCCAGCGCCACTGCATACGTGTTCACACGCACTGCTTAATTGGTCTCGGGGGCCCTGGCCCCTGTCTTAAAGGAGATTGATTATGTTTCAGTTTGACGTAAAAGCGAAAACGATGACCGAGACCGGTGCCACAGGCATCGGACTGCCTCGTGCTCGTATCAAAGCAATTTACTACGTGGCAGGCACTGCGGGCTCCATCTCCTTCAAAGATGGCGGGTCCGGGGGCGAAGAGAAGATTCTTCTGGCTACTCCTGCCAGCACGGCAGGCAACGGCTCTACCTCCATCATGATTCCTGGCGACGGCGTGGTATTTCGCGGCGACCCCTACATCACCATCACTGGTCCCTCTTCGGTGACCTTCTTCTACGGATAAGGAGTCCATCATGGGACGAGCAGCAAAAATGGCAGACGACCAGTACCAAGGCGAAGTTCAGCCCGGTGCTCAGAGGCAGGACATGTCCAAGGGCGGTCCTAAGCAAACCCCTCGCAAGGACTACCAGAAGCCCTATGCTTCTACGTCCCCGCGTGGCGTGGGCGAAGCTCGCAACAAGCCCTGCAAGATGTATTGATCATGGCGACTTCTCCCGCTTGGCAGCGCAAGGAAGGCAAAAACCCTAAAGGCGGACTAAACGCCAAGGGCCGGGCCTCCGCAAAGGCTCAGGGCATGAACCTGAAGCCGCCTGCGCCGTCCCCCAAGACCAAAGAAGCAAAAGGACGCAAGGCGTCCTTTTGTGGGCGAATGGAGGGGATGAAAGCCAAGCTGACGAGTGAGAAGACCGCCAAAGACCCGGACAGCCGTATCAACAAGAGCCTGCGGGCATGGAAGTGCTGACATGGAGATGATGGTCTGGAACATGCTTCTCAGCGCTGTTGTGGCGCTGATGGGGTTTTTGCTTAAGGGCAAGTTTGACGAGATTTCCCGGCTGGGCATCCTGTTGAACAAAACCCGAGAGGAAGTGGCACGCGACCACGTCACCCGCTCAGAATTCCGCGCCGACATGCAGCAATTGTTGGATCGTTTCGACAGGATCGAGCGTAAGATTGATGCCATCCGGGCGTATGACATCTCGGGCAAGTAACAACCATGAAAGGCGGTAACGCTATGAAATCAAGCAAAGACAAGGGCAATGTGGCAATGAAGAATGTGCCTAAGGGCGGCCAGATCAGCGCCTCCGGTGCTGACACCGCAGGCCCTAATGCCACAGTACTGACTCAGCCCGTCAAGTAATCGGTCACTGGTGACCGTGTCCAAGTTCGCGGCGTAGGTGCTGCACGCGCCCGTTCTGCCCGAATCTACTAAGCCATGACCACTTCCGGCGTCTCCGCTTACAACCTGGACTTCGATGAGATCATCCTCGAAGCGTATGAGCGCTGCGGTCTCCAGGTTCGTGACGGCTACGACGCTCGGACAGCGCAGCGATCGCTGAATTTAATGTTTGCAGAATGGGCCAACCGTGGGCTGAATCTGTGGACGATCGAGCAGCGACAGGTGATCCTGACGGCCAACGTGCATGAGTACGATCTGCCTGCAGACACGGTGGACGCGCTGTCAGCGGTGATCCGCACCAATGCTGGAACTTCCAACCAGCAGGACATTACGATTGACCGGATTGGCAGTGCAGAGTACCTGCATGTGCCCAATAAGTTCACGCCCTCGCGCCCTGCTCAGTTCTATGTTCAGCGCACGGTCCCCGCCAAGCTGTTCTTGTATCCTGCGCCAGATGCCACGCAGCAGTACATCTTTCGCTACTACGCCATTCGTCGTATTCAGGAAACTGGCGCATTCACAAACACCGCGGACATCTCCTTTCGCTTCTTGCCCTGCCTGATCGCAGGCCTTGCCTATTATTTGGCCATCAAGAAGGCCCCTGACCGCATTCAAATCCTCAAGCAGTTTTATGAGGAAGAGTTCGCCCGGGCTGCGGCAGAGGATCGCGAGCGCTCCAGTTACTTCGCTGTACCCACGTACAGAGGGGGAGACTGATGACCGCTGGGTACGCATCAGGCAAGTTTGCGATTGCGCTGTGCGACCAGTGTGGGCAGCGATTTAAGCTCAACTTGCTCATCAAAGACTGGAGAGGCTTCAAGGTCTGTTCTGAGTGCTATGAGCCAAAGCACCCGCAGCTTGAGCCAAAACGAAACATCAACGAGCCCCAGGCGTTGCACCAGCCCCGGCCTGAGGCCAGAATGGGGGTCACGGTGTATGTAGGCTTCACGGCAGATACTTCTTTTGCGAGTATCGGCATGCAGCCAATGCCGCCTTCAAAGCAGCTGGTGGCAGGCACCACGCTGGGGACAATTAGGACGAGCATCACATGAACTACGCTGCCTTAAGCGACGCCATTCAGTCGTACACCGAAAACGCGGACGCTGGTTTTCTCAACGAGATACCAGTGTTCGTTCGCCAAGCAGAGCAGCGCATCTACAACACGGTGCAGGTTGCGAACTTGCGCAAGAACATGACTGGGGTGCTATCCGCAGGGAACAAGTACCTGGATTGCCCAGGAGACTTCTTGTCGACATACTCCTTGGCCATTTACGCACAGCCAACCACAACCGCCACAGGCGTGTCTGGGCAATTTACAATTGTCGTGGCCAGCGCTGCTGGGATTGTGTCGGGCATGTACGTATCGGGCTCGGGCATTGCCCTTGGTGCGGTGGTAGAGCTGGTTGTTGGGACAACTGTCACGCTTACGTTGGCCAATGCAGGCACGGTCTCTGGCTCGGTGGTTTTTCAGGGGGACTATGTCTACTTGCTCAACCGGGATGTGAACTACATACGACAGGTGTACTCCAACCCCTCTTTCCTTGCCACTCCAAAGTACTACGCCATTTTTGGGCCTAACTCAAGCAATCCGGACGAGCTCACTTTTATCCTAGGCCCGACACCTGATGCGGCATATAAAGCAGAGCTGCATTTCTACTATTACCCTGAGTCGATTGTCACGGCAGGCACCTCTTGGCTGGGCGAGAACTTTGACAGCGTGCTGCTGTACGGCTCGCTTGTCGAGGCATACACCTGGATGAAGGGCGAGCAAGACATAATGGCGATCTATGACACCAAGTTTAAAGAGGCTCTGGGGTTGCTGAAGAACTTGGGCGATGGCAAACAACGTGGCGATGCTTACCTGGATGGTCAGGTCAAGATCCCAGTGAGGTAACCAATGATCACCGCAGGCCTTACCAACAGCTTCAAAGAGCAGCTCCTTTTGGGGGAGCACGACCTCATCACCGATGTGCTGAAGATTGCCTTGTACACGGCAGACGCCGAACTGGGTCCGTTAACGCCCGAATACACCTCTGCCGACGAGGTGGTCGGAGCAGCGTACACCGCCACTGGCCAGATTCTTACAGGGGTCACTGTGTCTTTGTCACAGAGCCTGGGCATTGCGTTTGTTTCGTTTGATAACCCAACTTGGCCAGCAGCAACCTTCACCACCCGGGGCGCGTTGATCTACAACTCGTCTAAAGCAGGAAAATCAATTGCTGTCCTTAATTTTGGGCTCAACCAGACTGTTCTAAGCCAGCAATTTCAGGTACAGTTGCCCACGAATGATGCCGAGAGCGCACTCATTCGCATTTCATAAGGAGCAAAAATGGCACTGGTAAACACCACTAAAGGCGAGATGGACGACTCATTGCTTGAAAAGCGTGAGGGAACCGTTGATAATAGTAACGAGTTAACCACGTGGGTGGAGTACTGGTTAGGAGAAGAGCTTGTCCACAGGTCAGCTCATGTGAGTTTAAAACAACCCGCTACTTTTGTTAATGCAGAAGCAGCTTCCATTGGATAAGGAAAAATCATGGCTAATACCCAAGCAATGTGCACTTCATTTATGGGCGAGTTGATGACCGCCACCCATAACTTTGGTGTTGCACCCGTTCGCGCAGTTACAACTGTTGACTCGTTTAAAGCGGCGTTGTTTTTGGCCTCGGCCACGGTCAACGCCTCTACAACTGCGTACAGCACCACAGGTGAGGTGACAGGCACAAACTACACCGCAGGTGGCGTGGCCGTGACCATGGGCACTGTGCCTACGGCAACAAACAGCTCTACTACCGCAGGTGTGGCGTTTGTTACGCCTTCGGCTTCGATCACGTACACCAACGTGACTTTGGCCACAGCGTTTGATGCAGTGTTGTTGTACAACTCTTCGCAGTCGAATAAAGCAGTCAGTGTCCATACGTTTGGTAGCCAGACCATCACTGCAGGTACATTTACCCTGACTATGCCTAGCAACACCACGACCACCGCTTTGCTGCGTTTGGCGACTACCTAATAGGTGACAAATGGCGGCCTCCGGCTGGGGCGAAGGTAGCTGGGGCGACTTTGGCTGGGGAGGGATTGGCGGAGCCGCAACAGGTGTAGCTGCAACAGGTGCTGCTGGCTCTGTTGCGACTGTTGTAGCTGTCGCGCTCTCCGGTGTCTCTGCTTCAGGTGCTGTC